AAATCCGGGAGATTTAGAAGAAACGGCCTCCATAAATCCCCAAGGAGCACCTATGGAGCCTATGCAAGCTGGTAATACACCCCAACAAGGTCAGATGCAACCTATGGCACCCCCTAGTCCTGCACAGGGACAGATGCCTCAAAACGCTCCACAAATGGCTGCTTTAGGAGGAGAAATGACTCAACCTATGAAAAACTCCGCAGAACAAGAAGCTGGGCAAGTTGCAGCAGGCCCTGTTGGTGTTGTAGAAACAGAAGGAGCAGATAAATCTGGGATTGCAGATGATGTTCCTGCAGAGAGTGATGGATTTGTAATTAATGCTGCAGCTGTTAGAAAAATAGGTGTAAGAAAATTATATGATTTAATAGAAGAAGCCATGGCTTATTTACAAGAAAAAGGAATAAAACTAGACACTTCTAAAATTCCTGTAGATGCTGAAAAAATTCTTGTATCTAAAGGGGAAGTTATTATTCCCGATGTTATTGCAGCAGTTATAGGCTATGATAAATTAGAAGAAATAAATGGTGTGGGGACAGAAGAAACTAAAAAAATGTTAGCTGAACAACCTAAAGAAAAAAGTAATTTGCCTCCAATTATTCAAGAAGCAGCAATGGGTTTAGATGTTCAGTCTAAATCAGATGTTTCAACAGCAGTTACGGACATACCTTCACCGCTTGCTACATCTAATACTATAAAAAAAAAAGATGATACAAGCAGAGAAAACCAAATAGATTTGATGCAAAGACAAATTAAAAAAAATAAACCAACAATACAAAATCCAGCCAAGACAGATTATGTTCCAGACAGTACTGTTGAGAGTTCAGACTTTGTGCCCCAAGAAACAGGAGACAGACCAACAGAAGTTCAAAAATACTTTGGTTACACACCTGATCAACTTTATGAGGCTACAAGTAAACACGAGTGGCGAGGAGACACACCTAAATTTAGTTTTGTAAAAGTTGGTGAAGGTTTTTCTCCATCTGGAAGAAGTTCAGCGTTTGGTCCAGTGCAAATTGTTAAAAGAACCCTAACAGATCCACAATTTGTAAAATTACTCAGTAAAACAGAAAAGAGTTTTGTAGATAAAATAACTGCTGCTCAAACTCTTAATATTAATTTACAACTATTTGAAGGCAGTGCAAGTCGTTCAGTATCTACAGAAGAAGGACCTAAAGGTAGGGCCGCATTAGAAGTACTGGGCATAAGCCCGCAAGAATTTCTACAATATGTAAAAGAGGGATATTTTTTACCAAGTAATAAATCAAAACAAGAACAGGGTATACCTCCAGAATTACTCCCAGACAATGCAGAAAAAATATACAAAAATATTTACAAAAGAGTACTGCAATTAAAATCTTTGAGAGAAGAAAGTAGTACTTTAAAAGGACTTTTAGGTTCCTATTATGGACATCAAGATAATGACCAAAAAGAAAACTATGCAAATAGTGTAATAGAGAACTTACAATAGTTTTAACCTCCGGGTTAAATAGAGCGTAGGCTACCCGTTTCTTCAACGGCCCCTACATACAACAACCGAAGTGGCTACCCTAGAGAAGGCCCCACATGAAGGAAAACAAAAATGGCGAAAGAATTGAAGACTACAAATAAGCCCGATGCTCCCCTCAAAGATGACAACAGGGAGAATATGTACAAAGGTGCTTATAAAGACGATGTATATGAAGACGATGCAATAGAACAAGAAGCAGTTGGCACCGTAGAGGCTACCCAACAAGAAGCTGAAGGTTTTATGGATTCAAATAACATGAGTGCGGTTCCTAGCAGTGAAGAGGCACCAACTGAAAAACAAGAACATGATTATAAGAAAAGATATGATGACTTAAAAACGTACTACGATCAGAAACTAAATGATTGGAAGCAAGAAAAAGAAACTCTTTCTGCCCAAGCTAATGTAGCTGAAAAAGTACAACAAGAGCAAGCATATTCTCCTCCTAAAACTAAGGAAGAACTGGCTCAATTTAAAGAAAAATATCCAGATGTATATCAAGTTGTTGAAACTATCTCTCACGAAATGGCTGACCAAAAAACTGCTGAACTTAAAGCTAAAATTAACGAGCTTACTGAAAAAGAACAGAAGTTAATTGTACAGTCTGCATTTAAGCAGCTAAATTCAGTACACCCTGATTTTAATGAAATCAAGGCCACTCCTGATTTTTTAGCATGGCTTGAGGAACAACCTGCCACTATAGCGGATGGTATTCGTAAAAACAATACTGATGCTAAATGGGCAATTCGCACTGTTGACTTATACAAAGCGGATGTGGGTATTTCGTCAAACAAAACTAGAGCGGTCTCAAATCGTAAATTGGATGCAGCTCAGGCGGTATTAAAAACTAAAACTAATCCTGCGAGGTCAGCCTCCGGGAGTAAAAAAGTTTGGAATATGTCTGAAATTCAAAATATGAAACCTTGGGACTTTGAGAAATATGAAGCTGATATTGATGCTGCCATGCAAGATGGTAGAGTTAATCATTCAGCGTAACTTTAAGGATAACTAAATATGGCTACAATGGGAAGTGCAGCTGGCTACCAAAATTTACCTTCTGGTAATTGGGCACCGGCAATCTACAGTCAAAAAGTTCTTAAATATTTCCGTAGGGCATCGGTTGCTGAAGCAATTACAAATACTGATTACACCGGAGAAATTGAGAATTATGGCGATACTGTAAACATACTAAAAGAACCAACAGTAACTGTTGCGTCTTATGGTCGTGGACAAACTATAAATACACAAACACTTGCAGATGATCAAATCACACTAACAGTGGATCAAGGCAATTACTTTGCGTTTAAAGTTGACGACATAGAAGAAAGACAAGCACACGTAAACTGGGAAGCTCTTGCAACATCTTCAGGTGCATATGCTCTGAAGAAATCATACGACTTTAACGTACTAAACGCAATCAACGATGGTGCTGCTACTATAGATGGCACATTAGGTGTTGCAGGTACTGCTATATCTGGTAATACAGGTGACGAAATAGCAAACTACATTAGTACAGCAGCTCGTGTATTAGATGACAATGACGTTCCGGGTGAAAACCGTTGGCTTTGTGCCAGCCCTCAGTTCTATGAACTATTAAGACAGGCTGACTCAAAAATAATGGATTCATCTGTAACAGGTGGGCCATCTAATTTGTTTAACGGTCAAGTAACAGATAGAAAGATACATGGTTTTACTCTGTATCAAACTAATGTTATGACAGTTGGATCTGTAGGATCAGATGCAGCAAATACATTTGGACCTTCAGGAACATCAGGTGAAGCTGATGTCTTGTTTGGACATATGTCTGCAGTAGCTACTGCTTCACATATTGCTAAAACAGAAGTAATACGTGATCCAGATAGTTTCTCTGACATAGTTCGTGGTTTACACGTATTTGGTCGTAAAGTACTTCGTGGTTCAGCAACAGGAACTGGCTACAAAGGTGTATTCACTGGTGTAGTGGATTTAAATACATAAATTAGAAAGGAATAAAAGAAAATGGGTACATTTAATGTAACCGGTGCCGGTGGCACAACAGGTCATCCTTCTAATGGAAGGACACCTTACTTAGTAGAGAATACAATTGACATCTCTCAAGTTGACGGAGATGCTGGAGCTGCACAAAATGATGTGCTTCAAGTTCTGGATCTTCCAGCTGAAACTTTAGTCATGTTTGCAGGAATAGAAGTGCTAGTAGCATGTTCAAGTTCTGTAGTTCTTGATCTTGGTATCACTGGAAGCACAGCAGGTTTTTCTGATCCTGATGCTTACGTAGATGGCTATGATGCTACAGGAGCCACTTATGCTCCTATCTTATCTGTATTGAAGCTTCAAACAAAAGTTGCCGAAACTCTAGATGTTCTAGTAGCTGGTGCAGCTTCATCTGCAGGTAAAATCCGAGTCTGGGCAATTCTTTGTGACATTTCAGGAGTTTCTGAAACTGACACAAATACTGCTGCTCAACACGATACTGAATAGTACTGAAAATTAACAGTAAATAAAAATTATTGGGGGAGGAAATTGTTTTCTCCCTCAGTATAATCTCAGGAATTTCTTATGACTGTACACAAGTTAACAAACACTCAAAAATCTTACAAACCAAAAACTATAGAAGACTATATAACCACTGCAGAAGAAATGAAATTACGTATGGTTTCTATTGAACAAACATTAAATTTAATCTTAAAAAAACTGGACATGTAATGGTTAAAAAAGGTTTATACGCAAA